CGGAGATGATTCGATTGGAAACGGAAATTCGAAGATTGGATGATGAATATGATAATAGTGAAGACCCAAGACCTGAATTATTAGACCAAAAATATGAATTGGAAGATGAATTGGAAGAACTTAAATCAAAAATCGACGTTTACAACATTGTTCCAACGGGTTCTTATTATGAGATGACAGAATTTGAGGTGTTAGCGGACGGGTATCACGATAAAGTATATGCTGTTGGTGATGAAAGGGAAGTTCAACATAGTGCTTATGACTCAGTTGAAGGTTTAATAAATGATATTGGATATGATGGTTTTAATCAATCATTTTTAGAAGATTATATTGATGAAGATGAGTTAAAGAGATACGTCTACGATTTTTATTATGACGATATCAATGAAGAACCTGACGCGTATCTTAACGAGGAAGATAGAGAATTATCTGTCGGGCAAGAAGAACAAATTAGAATAAAGGAAAAAACCATTGGAAATTTACAAAATCAAATTGATTCTTTGGAAGGGAGAATGGATGGTGAATATGATGATGAAATTTCAGAAAAAATAGATGAACTTCGTGAACTGATTTCTGATTTGGAATATGAGATTGATGAAATAAAAGAATCTCCCGAAGGTGATTACCCTGAAGAGTTAATTGAAAAGGAAATTCAGTATAAAGTTGATGATGTTTTATACGACCCAAAAAGTTGGATTCAAGATTATGGTTTAGACCTAAAACGTTTCATTGACGAAGAAGCGTTTATAAATGGTGTGATTGACGCTGATGGTTATGGACATACACTAAACAGATGGGATGGTAGTGATGATGAAATTTCGGTTAATGGAACAACCTTTCATGTAATGAGAATTGACTAATTTTCTTTAATTCATATAATTCTAATATGGGTAGAAAAAAGAAAATATCCTTCAAACTAAATCCCGAGTGGATGTTGAAGGAACCATTGGATTTTGAATATAATAAATACACCTTATTAGATTATATTCAAAAATGTGAAAAAGGATTTAACAAATTGGAAATTTATCCCGATTTTGTTGAGATATCATTGCATTTGGCAAATCTTCAATCGTTAATTAAAGAAAATACGTTATTATTAACCAATAAGAAATTTGAATCTTGTGATGATGAAATATTGGTTAAGGAGTTAACACCGAAAAAACCAAGAGACTTATCACAAGAAGAAGAACTTGAATTGGTGAAAACCTTAAAATATTCCAATTCAAAGTTATTTGACACATTCAATATTGCCAAATCCATATGGAACTTGGCGTATGATAATATTGAAATTTATATTAAGAAAAATAGGAAAGCGATTGCTGCCGGGAGTGGTTATACTTATTTCTACAATAAAGAGATTGAAAAATTATTTGTTTGGGAATATGAGATTAAAAAACCACGAGGTGATAAAAGTAATCACAAAACTTATTTAACATTAATATATGAAGGTGACTTCAAAAAATTCTCAATACCTGAAATAATTGAAGAACATTCCAAATGGAATGAAACTGATTATTTCAAGCAACTTCCAATATTTGAGGCACAATCTTCACAAAATTTCCCTATGGATGCCACATTGATTCCAATAATTAAAAGGAAAATTACTTCATATGTGTTTCAAATTGTTAATACTCATAAGATAAATAATTTTGACTTTGAGGAATAATATGTTTATAATTGATATGTGGGATTTAACAAGAGGTACATATCAGAAAAACATTCATTAATTGCTCTCAAAAATAATAACCTATCCGGTTATTATGGTCGTGCAGATATGTTAATATTTGAAACCGACTTATGTGATAATATCTATGAGTTGTATCAATCCGGGAAATCCGAACAAGAAATAATAAACATTATAAATTTAAACACGGAGGTAAACTATGAAGTGCGTTAAAACAATTAAGAAAACCAACTCAAGAGAGATTGGAGAAGTAATCAGGACTGAAGAAAAAGATGCTGAAACAAAAGTAAGTACTGGTGTATGGGCTTATTGTCCAAAAAGTGAGTGGAAGGCTCTTACAAGAAGAGTTAAACCTGTCTCCAAAAAAGAAACCGAAGAAAATTCTGAGGATAAACCGGTTACCAAACGAGGTAAGAATAGTATTCAATAATCGTTATGGAAAAGGAGATGGTTAATAACCCTGAACATTACCAATTCGGTAAAAATAATGAATACGAAGCGATAAAGGTAATTGAGGCTTGGGGTTTGGATTTTCACTTGGGTAATACTGTTAAATATATCTCAAGGGCGGGTATTAAAAATCGTGATAAGGAATTGGAGGATTTAAGGAAGGCTGCTTGGTACTTACAAAGAAAAATCGATAATTTAGAGAAAAAATGATTTATTATCTAATCGGACAACCTCATGCTGGTAAGACCACATTGTCCAAATTACTGAAAGAACATTTATTCCCTCAAAATATTATCCAAATTGATGGTGATGACCTCAGGGATATATTTCAAAACAAAGATTATTCTGAGGAGGGAAGAAGAAATAATATTAGACGGGCTCAAGACATTGCGATGTTTTTGAATGCTAAAGGTGTTGATGTGATTATGTCATTAGTTTCACCTTATAAAGATTTGAGGGATGAACTTAAAGAAAAAAGTAATGTTATTGAAATTTATGTTCATACCGATGATGTTCGTGGTAGAGAAAGTTTTCATGTGGGAGATTATCAAAAACCAACGGAAAATTATATTGACATTGACACTACGGGAACCTCTGAATTTAATTCATTAGGTGAGTTAATTAGAAAAATAAATGAATATGGGAAATAATTGGGATAAGATAGTTCATGTTGGTTCATCATTGGAACCGAAAGAAGGTCAATTCGCAATGTTTGTTGGTCGATGGCAGCCATTACATAAGGGTCATCAGTCATTGTTTCAACAAGCGATGGATGAAGGTAAGAATGTTTTAATTTGTATTCGAGATATTAAACCGGATGAAAAGAATCCGTTTAGCGCCGACCAAGTTAGAGAGAATATTTTGGATTTTTATTCAAAAGAGTGTGAAGAGGGGAAAGTCAAAGTTATGGTTATTCCGGATATCTGTTCAATTGAATTTGGTAGAGGTGTTGGGTATGATATAATTGAACGAATTCCTCCACAAGAGATTCATGATATATCGGCAACCAAGATTAGGGAACAAATGAAAAAAGAGGGAAAACTATGATAGATGTTAAATTAAGATATAACACCCTTTGTGATGATAATCATATGTTTTGGAGAATACTAATTGATGGTGTTGAGAATGTTGCTTCAAATGTGATATTTGAAATTCCTCCACATACGACTAGAGATATTGTATATGACCCATCAAGAAAAGGACAGGTTGATAAACACCATCTTAGTTGTTCTGCGAATGAGGTGATTTGGAAAGGTGATGTTGTAATAGTTAGATAAGATGAAAATGTTAGTTGATATTGATGAATACGCAGAAGGTGCGATTGGTTTAGACGGATTAAACGATGCGATAGTTGGGATTGTTGAGGAATTTGGTAATGGGAATAGAATATTATATTCCAAACAAAAAATACTCAATATACTTCAAGAGAGAGACTTGATGACAATGGGAGAGGCGGAAGAATTCTACGATTATAATATTTTAGGTCTTCATGCTGGTGAACGTAATGCGGTGTTTTTGGATTTAGAGTTAACACCAATAAAAAAAGAAGATGGTTGGGAATACCAATTAAAAGAATAATATGATTGAAACCAATAAAATAATAACCGGAGATTGTGTTGAGGTGATGAAGACATTACCTGAAGGGTGCGTCGATATGGTGGTTACATCGCCACCCTATTGTGTTAATGTTAAATATGATGTTTATGACGATACAATTCCTATGGATGAGTATTGGGATTTTACAATCAAATGGTTAAGTGAAGTTTATCGTGTGTTAAAAGATGATGGTCGAGTTGCGATTAATGTCCCCATAGAAACTAATGTTCAAGAAAGAGGGGGTAGGTTATTATTTAATGCGGAATTTTGGATGAGGATGAAAGAAGTTGGGTTCAAATTTTTTGGGATGATTGACCTAAATGAGGATAGTCCTCATAGAGTTAGACAAACTGCTTGGGGGTCTTGGATGTCAGCGTCCGCACCTTATTTATACAATCCAAAAGAATGTGTAATATTAGCGTATAAGGAAACTAACAAAAAACTAACCAAAGGTGAATCACAATGGACAGGTACTCCAACCGAAGTCACAGATGATAATGGTAAAGTTAGAACCAAAATGGTTTATGAACCTGAAGATAAGAAAGAATTTATGGACTTGGTTTTTGCTAGATGGAATTATTTTTCAGATACCAAATCATTAACAAAGGCTACATTCTCAATGGACATTCCGGTTAAAGCAATTAAAATATTGACATATAAGAACGATATTGTTCTTGACCCATTTATGGGAAGTGGAACCACGGCTGTTGCGGCGGAAACCTTGGGAAGAAGATGGTTGGGAATCGAATTATCTCCAAACTATACTGAGATTGCGAGGAAGAGAGTAAATGATTTTATAGATGAACAGAAACAATTAAAATTAGATATTGAATAGAAAAGGGTCTTATGACCCTTTTTTTTATTTCTAATGATATTTATAAATAAAATCACAAGAATGAATAATTTTATTATAAGTGAAGGTCAATTAAGTTTGGTTAAGAAACAAGTACTATTAGAGGAAAAAATCACACAATCAAAACAAAAATGGGATTCTTTCTCAAAACAAGAACAAAAGTTTCTTAAACAATTAACTGAGTCATTATATCCGAACAACAAAGAAATTCTAACTGAAGAATGGTGGAATACTTTGGGGGATGTTGTTGGTATTTTTGACCCAACAGGTGTAGTTGATTTAGTAAATGGATTGGATTATATCAGACAAGGAGAATACTTTTTTGGGTTTTTATCTATGATTGCGATTATCCCTTATGTTGGTGATTTAGTTGCAAAACCTTTAATGGGTGTTTCAAAAGGAAGTAAGGCAATGAGAGGTGTGAATCAAGCGATGTCATTGGTTCGTAAAGGTGGTAGTACTGCTGATGCGAGTAAAATATTGGCGGATGCTGGAAAATCATCAACGTTGTTTGCTAAATTATTGGATACTTCGATAAGTTGGGGTGGAAAATTAAAACAAATTATTGATAGAATACCTGGTGGTAAATTAACCGGTGGATTAAGAAAAACTTTAATTGATTGGATTGATTTATTTATTGGGGCCGCTAAACAAAGAAAGAACGTTGGTGCTATTGTTGGTAATTTTGCAAAAAGAGTTAAGGGGGTTGATGCTAAAACTGCGACTGAATTGATGAAGGAATTGAAAACCGGATTGAATAAAGGTAGTAGAACTTTTAGAGATTATAAAATGGTTGACCCTGGATTTATGAGTAAATATGTTTGGCCTGGGTTATCATTTAGAAATCGAAATTTAATGGCTCTTATGAGAAGAACTAAATTTTATGCTGGGTTATTAGATTATCTTGGTGTTGCAAATTTTGTTGGTCCGGAAGAACTATCTAAACAGATGGGGGAAGAAAATCTTAGAAATAAAATTACTGAATACTCTAATACTAAACAAGGTCAAGAAAATTGGAGTCAAGATATGTCTTCTGTTCCTCCTGAACAGACACCTTCATCGTCCTTCTCATCTCAAGGAAATGTTGCTCAAACTAATACCGGTGATGCCGATAATGACCCATTCGGTAAAATGTTAAAAAATTTAATAATGGGACAATTAAACCCAATTCCGGGAATCTAATAATTATATAATATGAAAGAAGAAATAATACTAAAACTAGTTCAAATACAAAATCAATTTAGATTTATGCATTGGCAAACTACAGGTGACGCTAAACACAGGGCGTATGGTGATATATACGATAAGTTAGGTGATTTAATGGATGATTTTGCTGAGGCAATGATGGGAAAATATGGTAGAGTGGAATTCGAACCTGAATTTTCAATAATGTTTCAAGATTTGAAATCGTTAAACCTTCAAGAATTTATGGACGGGATTACTGATTTTTTGGTTTCAATTACTGAAATGTTGGACCCAAAATACGATACCGACTTATTGAATTTGAGAGATGAAATGTTGGCATCAATAAATAAATTAAAATACTTATTAACACTAAAATACTAAAATGGCGAAAGTAATTAAACTGACAGAGTCTGACTTACATAGAATTGTAAGGAGAGTGATTAACGAACAAATGAATACTCAAACACCTATTGAAGTTCAAATGACTAAAGTTGTTCCTGAAAAAGGTGGTAAATATTGTTTTGGTGGTCCTCAAAAAGTTAAATCAATGTATGGTGATAATGTGAAATTATATAAGGTTAAACCGGGTGATACATTAAGTGGTATTGTTTCGAGAAACCCAGGCACTGGAAGTGTTGAAGAGATTATGGCGACTAATCGTATTTGTACATTACAAAAAGGTGTTAAGGCTGGTGATGTGTTGGCATTAGTGTTGTTACCTTCAATGTAATATGAAAAAAATTATTAAAGAAAGTGGTATCAGGGATATTAAAAAATTATCCCAACGATACCCAAAAGCCGAAATTTATTTCCATCAGGATTTGGATGGTGTTACAACTGCTGTTGCTATGAAAAAATACCTTGAGAGTAATGGTATTGATGTTGTTGGTGCTCACGTAATTCAATATGGGGATAAAGAGTTCTCTGTAAAGAAGAATGATGCTCAAGGAGATACTATGCCGGTCTTAGTTGATTTTGCTCATGGCAAACCCATGTTTGTTATTCATACAGACCATCACGACAGACAAGCAGGAGCGGAAGATACCAAATCAACTTCTTTTAGACAATCTCGTTCAAATGTTGAAACAATTTCTCAAATCGTTTCACCAAAAGAACTATTCCCTTCTTCTGATATCTTACTAATATCAACCGTGGATTCGGCTGACTTTGCAAAACACGATATCTCACCTGATGAGGTTGTGAATTATTTGTTTAGATTCGACAAAGAGAAGTCATTACAGAGAAACAAAATGTTATTAGGGTTTGTGATTAACAAACTCATATTGGCGTTCAAAAACAAACCGGGGTTTTTAGAGGGTTTAGTTATGAATTCGGAGCCATCATTAATGTCTATTCTTACGAATATTAAAGAATGGATGAAAAAAACAAATGCCGTTAAACCGGAGTTATTACAGAAAAATGCTCAAGACTATAAAACATCGATGCAAGGATATCCAAATGTTAGTGACAACATTATCTTCCAATATGGTGGGGGTAGTATGTTCAAGCCTGGGTCTTATGATAGATACACCCCATTTAGAAATAATCCTGAGGCAGACTTTCTTATTATGGCGTGGCCATTGGGTCTTGTTCAAGCATCTTGTAATCCATTCAAGAAAGAAAGAGAACTTAAAGGGGTTAATTTGGGTGAGATTGCTCAAGAGGTTTTATCAAAGTGGGAAGACCAATTAAAAACAAAGGATATTCCATTGTCGACCATTAAATGGGTGAGTGAGACATCAGTTGGTCCTGAAAGTGTTGGATTTACTTTCAAGGACTTTAAAGCGTTATATGGTGACAAATTCAAATCAGTTGAAGGTGGTGATAAGGCATTGAGACATATTGGTCAAATGATGGAAGTTCCATTCTCTGAGTTGAGTGAAGAACATAGACAGATGTTGGATAAGATTAGTATTAACGCTTGGGATTTGATTCAATCTAATTCAGGTGGTCATAAGTGTATTACAAACATATCGGGGTTAAATTACCTTGGAAGGAATACAAGACCTCCACAAGGTGGTAATAGATATGGTGACCCATCCGAGGACTCTCCAACGGTTAAGTTTACTAAAATGATTGCGACAAGATTTAGGAATTTATTAAAGGAGAAGATTGATAATTCTAAAGAACTATAGTAAATATTCAATAACATCGCCAGGTTCGATGTTTAAATACTCACAAGTTCCTCCTTCAAGTTCCAATACGATATTTCCATTCCCACAATAACTTGGACATTCTTCATCATGACAAGGTGGACAATTGTGGTGAATGTTAACAATAACATTATTTTTGATGATAATTATATCGAGATTAGTGATACAATTTTTCATCCAAAAGCATTGTTTGTTTCCTTTCATAAGGAATAACAAACCTTCGAAAGATTCGTCAAATGTTTTTCCCATCATGCCAATGGCTTGAGACCTTTTATCAATAAGGGTTTTGACTTTGAAGATATTTTGATTAATTTTTACATTCATAATTATAAATATATGGAAATTAAAAGGTATTCAGGTGTTTTAGTAAAATGTGGTGATAAAGTTTTACTATGTAAAAGAAACTCTAAGGGGTTATACCCTGGTATGTGGTCATTACCCGGTGGTCATCTTGAAGATGGTGAGACAAGTATGGAATGTAGTCGCCGCGAATTTTTCGAAGAAACTGACATAGATATTGATGATATGGATATCAGTTTCGTTGGGGTTGTACCAAGAACAAGCCGTGACGGAAAAAAAATTAGGGGAATAATGTATGTTTATCAATTGGACGTTGATAAAGAATTGGAACCTGATTTTGATAATGCCATGGATGGTGACGAACATACGGACTATGGTTACTTCACACTCAATCAGGTTAAACCGGAAAAGACCGGAATTGAACTACATAAACTTATTACAAACGTAATGAGTAAATAATTTTATTTTTTTTTTTGTTTTATTAAATATTTGGTTTATCTTTGTTCACATAAAATAGATAAACTATGGAAATTTTTAAAAAATTATTCGGTGGTTCTGATACGTTAGTTATGGAACCAAAACAACCTCAAAAAACCGAAGAAGAGTTAATTAAGGAAATTCACAATGAATTTGATACTGCTCCGGAGAGAATCCTCCAACAAGCATTATCAATTATCAGTGATGCTCAAAACTCTAAAGTCTCATTAGAAAGTGAGATTGAGGATAAGGCGATTCGTTTGAAAAATCTTGGATTTGTTAAGAATGGTTTGGTTGATAAATTGGAAAAGATTGAGGAAAGAAATAGACAAAAAGATTTAATAATCAATATGGAAATGAAAATGGCTGAGGGAATTAGATATTATGCTCAGACATACCCATTTCTAAAATTCTTACCGGTTAGTGAATTGGATAGAATATGTGATAAATACGGATTGGTTTATGCTCCGGTGAAACACTACAAAATGCCTGTTCCTGATAAAAATCTTAAAGAAATTGAAAATGCCCAACCATTAAAATCAAGCGATGTTCAACCTGATGTTGTTACCCGAACTTATTATGATACCTCATACGGTGAAAGTAGAAAGTGGGGTTACAACAAAGTTAAAGAACTTCTTGGTGGTAATAGTTTTACCGATGATGAAATTCGTGAATTGGCGAAGAAACATAATATTCCATTATTATACAATACCACTAGGGACTTCTTTTGGAAAGTTGGTCGTGTGATTTTATCTGATGATGATATGTGTCTTACCAAAGAAGTTGTTAAAACAAGTTCTCGTTCAGGATTGTTTATTGCTGCACCAAAGGACCATTTTGATTTAACCGGTTTGACCTTTGATGAGAAAAAAGGTTATTTCCAAACAACCATTCAAATCAAGAAAGACCCAATCGTGTTTAGATATGTTAAGGGTGGTATTCAAGTTTTATCAAAGTGGGGACTTGAAGCCGATGACCCGGCATTACAAATGGAAATTTTAAATTAAAATGAAGTATAGAGTTGAAATCCGTAAAAATAATTTACGTGAAGAACCATACGTCGTTCAAGAGAGATGGTACATAACACCAAAACAAAGATTAAAATTAAAATCTTTGAGAGTTATTATTTCTGAAGAGAATGAATTACCAAAAAATGTTCGTAATTATGAACTGATTTCAACTCTTGAATCCAAGTGTCTTGAAATTACTAATGGATATGAGGATTATGCGATATTCAGTGATGGGGGTTTATACTTTGAATGTATTGGGAAATACAAACAAATCTCCGAGGGTTGGATGATTACAAAAAAAATATAAAAATTTTCAAAATAAATTTGGCAGAACCAAAATTAGTTGTATCTTTGTACAGAATTTAAAACATATACATATGGACTATACAAAATTATTTTATTGGTTAACAGTTGCGGATAACGCAAGAACATTCTTCGGGTGGGGTATTGCGATTTTTATGATTATTTTAGTTATTGGTACAATAACTAATGCGATTATGGCTTTAGATAATAAAAAAGAATCTGCTGATGTTAAAAATCCCGTAAGAGTTGCGGCGAGAAAATGGCAATTCATAGGAATTTTCTTTTCAATATTATTTTGGTCGTTATTCTTATTTACTCCAAGTAAGAAAGATGCTTTACTAATTGTTGCCGGAGGACAAACAATGAACTTCTTAACCACAGATTCGGTTGCGAAACAAATTCCTCACGAATTATCACATTTTGTTGTTACTGAATTAAAAAATATGGCAGCGGATGCTCAGGTTGATTTAAACATCAAAGACCAAAAACAAAAATTATTAGATGAGGCAGAAAAAATGACATCTAAGGAACTTATGGAAAAAATGAAAGTAGATAGTACTTTCGCCAAAGTAATTCTAAATAAAGATAACTAAATATGGATTTAGGGGTTAGTATTGTATTATCAACATTATGTATTTGTTGGGCGGTTGTTATGGTTGCGATAATCAGAGGTAAAAAATAATTTAAGATATGGCAAAAGAGAAATTGTATAGAAGTGTGAATGGTGAATACCTTTATTTGTTTAATTGGACTTGTGGTGGGTTTAATGATGTTTGGGCTCCAAGTAAGAGAGAGGCGTATGCTCGTGTTATGAGGGAACAAAAAGAACACGAGAAGAAATATCCAACACACGTTAAATTGAGACCGGATTATAAGACAATGAGAAAATGTACTTATTCTCAGTATCAAGAACAAAACCGAATGGGTTGGATGATGTCAATGTAAAATATTATGGGAGAAGCGTTTTTAATTGGAATCTTAGTTGGAGTTGTTGTAGGTGTTATCCTGATGGCATTCCTATGGGAAATAAAAGAAAAAAATAAATAAGAAATGGGTTATAGAACTTACATCGCCTCAATACCAAAGAGGGAATACAATAAAATTAAATCAATGACCAAGGAGCAATTGATTGAATATTACAAGGTAGAGAGAGAAGATTATGAAATTGAAGAGGGTTATCTTGGGATGAGCGTCTATGATTTTGGAAAGAAATTGTATGAATTTGGTAAATACACCGATTTCGAGCCACCTAAAGGTTCATTAAAAACCTTTTTCAAGAATAAAGAACTGAACGAATACTTTACGAATGAACACGATTTCAATATTGTAACACCTGAGTTTCTTGAATATATAATTGAAAGTTATAAAAATAAAATTCAGGATTATTATAATAAAATGATGAATCCTTTCTTTGGAAAAAGAGATAATATTATGGATAGAGAAGTTCCAACAAATTTTCTTAATTCAGTTGATGTTGAGTATAGTTATCCAAATAACAAATATAAGTTTGACTTCTCACTTATAACACCTGAAGAACAAAATGCGTTATGGGAAATTCTTGAACATGTTAGAAGTATGAGAACTGAATGGACAATTCTAACACCATATAAATTGAAAGATGGTAGAGATGAAATTACCTGTAGTTGGAAATATGAATATGGAATCTTCGAATTGGTTAGAATTTACAAAACATTCGATTGGAAGAAAAATGTAATGATTTATTATGGGTACTAAAACAAATCCAAATGAGTTAAGTGAATCTACTCCGGTGGTGATGTATAAAAAGTTCTTTGGGGAAAAGACATACGAATGGAAACCTCCTAATGCGGATGTTTTTAAGGTATCTTTCAAAGTAAAAGATATTACATTGTGTTATGGTGGTGGATATAGAGTTTGGTGTGAAGTTTTATCTTTAAATTATAAAGGTGATACAAAGATAAGTTTATCTAAATTAAATTTGTTACAAAGTTATTTTAGAAGAGTTCTTAACACTGATTTGAGTTTATGTTCGATTGATGATGTTGATGTGGTAATTCTAAACAGAGACCAATATGAAATAGTTGAGAAGAAAAGTTTACATACCTTGAAAGGTGGTTATGAATTTTACCATAAAAGTTTTAGTATGTACTCAACATTCTCACCTAAAGATGAATTAACGAGTTTAACAGGTTATGAAATAAAAACTACTTGAGTAGGTGGGAGTGGTCAATCAACAACTCACCGAAGTTTCAGGTAAACCTATATTTAAAACGGGAAGTAGTACTGCCTAGAATAGAGTAAGGGTACAGTTAGTGGTTTTTAGAAGGATTGAATAGTTTTTAACATTAACGAAAAATAGTCGGGTGGCGGAATTGGTTAGACGCTGATAATGGGTTTCTTTAAGAAAACGATGGATACCAACTAAGTAGTGTTTTATGCCTTCGGGTATTGGGTCTTAATAAAGAAAATTTGAAAATGGTTTTTCATACAGGTTCGAGTCCTGTCCTGACTGCAGAGTAACTTAATGCGGTAGTAACCGAGTAGTAAGACTCCCTCATAGGATATACCGGGTGTGGTTGGTTAATTGAAGTATCCTTTTTAAAGTCAGGTGGAGAGGTGGTCTCCTTGAGTTGAATAGGTTCGAATCCTGTCCTGACTACTAAAAATAAAATTATAAAATATGGAATGGTTATTTATTTTACTATTTGCAATAATAGTTGGGCCGGCTTTGGTTAATCTACATAAACAAATTGAAAAAGATACTGAGAAGCATAATAGAGATTAACACATAGTCAGGTGGCGGAAGGCTTATAGTGTGAGAAATCCTACTATAACGAGGTAGACGCTACAATATGATATGACGTGCATTAAGCAAGTGGAAACAACCCTATGGCGATAGGATGGGTGCAGATATCAAATGTTGTATACGCATACAGGTTCGAATCCTGTCCTGACTACAAATTCAAAAAATAAAATATGAAAGATAGAGGTTGTAATAACTGTAAACACTATAAAACAGAGTTTGACTTTTGGGGTGAAAAACCTACTCAACGGATTTGTTTATCCGGTAAAGATGAGGAAGTAAAAGAGTGGTGGGTTAACAATGGAAAGAAGACCATTGAAGATGAAATAGACCCGATGGATTGTTTCGAACCAACAGAATCTTCGGTAATGATGAATAAAATATCTTCGTTATTAGATGATATGGGAAAAATAATTGAAAAAAAATAACAAAAAATTTACTTTTTGTGTTATTAGGGTATATTTATAATTTCATAGTCCTAACGGACGAAATATCCCCCTTATTTATAGATTTCATATTATATAAATGTTTTTGACGACATTTTTTATGGAATTCATTTCCCACAGATATATTTTTGAGAGAATTTATATGTGTGGGATTTTTTTTTAAAAAAAAGTGTTAAAGTTTTTGACAAATCAAAATAAATGTTTTACCTTTGTCGAAGAATTAAAGTTCTTAAAAATGTTAGATGGGCGTAATGAGGAAAGGTGTCCGAGTCCCCAAGACCAATAGTCTCCGACACTAGGGAGTTCTATGGAGTCGTAAGGTTGTCTAATCCGTCTTGAATGGTATCCGGTTCGAGTCCGGCTCTAACATCAAAAAAAAATGTTAAAGTTTTTGACAAATCAAAATAAATGTTTTACCTTTGTCGAAGAAATAAAGTTCATAAAAATATTGAAATAGTGAGTTAGTTATATCGAGATAGGTGTTGTTACCTTTCACAAGGATAAAATCAGTTGAAACTTATGTAGCCCGATGGAATGAAAGTTTACAGGGAGGTTATAAGGGGATGAAGAATAAAGTAGTGATAAATAAACTTCCAACTAACTCATTTAACAAATTAGTGTGGGTGTTGTGTCGAGGTTTCAAATCCCTCCGGATTCATCCGTAGCTCAGATTGGTAGAGCATACACCCACATTATAATATATTCTAATTACAAGTCTAGGTCCGTAGGGCTGTGATGGTATGTGAGGAAAATGACTACGGGACAAACATACAACTGTACGAAATAAAGCAGAGGTCCTTCGCATCTAACGTGTTACTGCAAAATGTAACCGCCATTACAAGTTAGAATTAAATTGGTATTGTAGCTCAGTGGGGGATTTATCTTTCTTGGTAGAGCATGAGTAATGAAAGACTCCGTGTCGTAGGTTCGAACCCTACCGATACCACAAAAGTAAACCGTAATTTGGCGGAGGATGGAACTACGAATTTATTTGTAGTAAAGTATCGTCGGGTGAGAGACCCGGATGGATAGAAGGTAGTAAAAGTAATCCTATACACGTCCGCAGATTCCTTCTCTTGGGTTTACAAAGTTTATTCTGTGGTAAGATAGCAGATAGACCTATTACAGCAGACTTTCCCGACGGGAGTGCGAGTTTTAGGTAGTAAAGAATGGGTGACCTACGAATTT